AGATGCAGCGAAAGGGCGAGCGGAAGGTCAGAACACTAAAGCGGCGAGCGGCAGCGTTGGAGGAAGCGGCGAAGAACACGGATGATCCAGCGTTAAAACAGGGTTTGAACGATGATTTTGCAGCGGTTTCTGTGCGTTTGAAAGATGCGGAAAAAACGCTGAAAGACTTCTGCCGCCAGACCGGACGGCGGAACGATACGTTCCGGTCGCAAGTCAATGGGTTCGGACGGTCTACGGCTCAGAGGGCGGTGCAGGCTGCAAAACGAGTTCAGAATGGCAAAAAAGAATTGACTTCTGGCGGTGACGGTGGTATAATAAAAGAACAGGAACGAATGCAAAGTTCTTCGGATTATGCTGTTCCAAAAGATTTGGTAAAAAGCAGAGAGTTCAGGAGCAAGTTTGATTCCATGGATTCAGATAAAAAGTTACAGCGGCAGTATTATCAGGTTGCTAAGAAAATGTTGAACCATCGTTCAGGCACAAATGGTGAAGACTTGTATTTCTATAATACCAGAACAAAGAAATGGTATTCCTCAACAACAGGAACGCAAGCCGGAACGCCGGACTATACCGAAGAAATCCGCAGAGCGTTGCAAGAATCTGAAAAAGATGAAATCGTTTCGTTCCATAACCACCCACTTGGTATGCCGCCCAGTGCTGGTGATTTGAATGCCGCATTGAAAAACGGGTATCAAAAGGGCTATACAATTGGACATGACGGTACGGTATTTGAATATACAGCACCAATATTTATTATCGATGAAGCGGTGTATAATAAGAGAATCAGTCTACATGCCGAAAAAGGAGATAGCGAATTCCAAGCACAGGTAAACGCACTCCTAGATTTGCAAGAATTTTATAAATTCAAATTTAAGGAGATGAAATCAGATGGATGATGTTGATATCAAAGAAAAAGATGTTGATATGAATGAAATTAGACGAATATGCTCTGAGAACACTATCGAAGAACTAGAAGCAGAATTCGAGAAGTTCAAAAAGGAATTCGTAGAAAAGCACAAGAATGATGAAAGCACCTCAAAATAGCACGTTTTTTGAGATGCAAAACCAAATATAACAAAAAGCATCTCACCTGAGGTGCTTTTTTCTATGCCAGAAAGGAGAATCTATGAAAGAAATGACATTCGGCGGTGCATTGGAAGCACTGAAAGCCGGAAAGAAAGTTGCCAGAACCGGTTGGAACGGCAAAGGAATGTATTTGTACCTTGCTGACGGCAAATTACTGACGCAGGAAATCGGTGACGGAAGTTATCCGTTTACGGACAGCATTGTCATGAAAACCGCAGATAACCGATATTGCATTGGCTGGCTGGCTAGTCAGACCGATATGCTGGCGGAAGATTGGTGCATTGTCAAATAGACTACCAGCGTTTTTGCATAGCGAAAGCAGCATCTCGTAAGAGGTGCTTTTTTCTATGCCAGAAAGGAGCAGTTATGCTTACAATGATTGTTTTGTTAGTCCTCCTCTATGCCATGAACGGAAGTTTTGCCGTTCCCACGGTGTGCTTTGTGCTTTCGTGGATCGGCATTGGATTCGGAGCGTTTGACCTTATTTTGAAACTGTTTCTGAAAGCTTATGAGAAGCATCTCGACTGAGGTGCTTTTTTCATACATTTTATTTTTTTGAAAAGGAGTTATCCCTATGATCGATGAGAAATTTCTGAAAGGCATCGGCATCACCGACAAGGACACCGTGCAGAAGATCACGGAAGCCTATGCCGCAGACATCAAGGCGGAGCAGGACGCTGCCGCCGCCGTGCAGACGCAGCTGGACGAAGCCAGCAAGACCATTCAGTCCTACAAGGACATGGACATTGACGGCATCAAGGCGAGCGTGGCAGACTACAAGCAGAAGCTGGAGCAGTCCGAGGCAGACCGTGCCGCATTCGAGTACCGCACCAAGCTGTCCCAGTATGTCAAGGGATTGCAGCTGAAAAATGATGTGTACGAAAAGTACGTCACCGATCTGCTGACATCCAAGGAACTGAAATTTGACGGTGACAAGCTGATCGGGGCAGACGATGTGGTGCAGCAGTTCCGCACCGCCCATGCAGACGCATTCGCCCCGAACCCCGGCGAGCGTGCGGCTGTTCCCACGTCCGGCAATCTGCCCAGTGCCATGAACGGCGTGGAAGCTGCGTTTTATGGCATGAATCCGAGTTTGAAGAAGTCCTGACCCCTCAGTCAGTGCTACGCACTGCCAGCTCCCCTAAAGGGGAGCCTATAGAGAGGTGTTACCCCACCGTCTGCCCTACGGGCATCTACCTCAGCACAAGGCACGCCCTACGGGTGCCCTTTCAGGGGAGCCTATCAGGTAAGTTATTTTTATTTATGGAGGAAAAGTTATGGAACATATTGCACAGGAAAGATATTCGACACTGGTGGACGAGAAGCTGCGGTATACGCTGGTCACCAAGGACAACCTGATCTTTAACACTCGCTATGAGGGCAATCCCAAGGCAGGCAAGGTCAAGGTGCCGGTGCGTGATACCGAGGTAGAGGTCAAGCAGTATGACAAGCAGAATGGTGCTGCGATCTCTACCGGCTCTACCACCTACTTTGACATCAACATCGACATTGACGAGGCGGTCAACGAGATGATCGACGGCTATGACGCTGCCAGCGTTCCGGACGGCATCACCGCAGAGCGTCTGGACAGTGCCGGCTATTCTCTGGGGCTGTCCATGGACACCAAGTCTGTCCGTGCTCTGGAGGAGACCGCCGGCATCACTGTGGCAGCATCCAAGACTGCCTGCACCGACAGCACGGCATACAAGCAGGTACTGGCGGCAAAGCGTGTACAGTCCCGTATGGGTGTCCCCAATGACGGCAAACGCTGGCTGCTGGCATCTCCGGAGTTTATGGAGGTGCTGCTGACTGATGATCGTTTCGTCAAGCAGGGTGATCTGTCTCAGGAGCTGGTGCAGTCCGGCGTGGTGGGCAGAATCGCCGGCTACAATGTTTTCGAGTCCAACAACACCATGTTTGAGGACAGCAAGCTGGTATCCGGCAAGAAAACCACCACGGAATTCATCTGCGGTCACCCGAACTGGTGCCACCGTGTGCAGGAGTGGTCTGTTCCGGTCGCCGTCAAGAATCTGACCAACGAGTATATCGGTTCTTCTGCCGTACAGGGCAGAAAGGTCTACGGCATCGGTATTTCCAAGCCGCAGACGGTCTATGTCAAGAGAGTGGAGGCGTAAGGCATGGCATATGCTGATTTTCCATACTACCAGGATTTTTATCTTGGCAGTATGATCCGGGATCCGACCGCATTCGGTCGGGCGGCAGAACGGGCAAGCGAGTATCTGGACATGGTGACATTCGGGCGGCTGCTGGACGGCGTTCCTGCTCCGTGGGAAGACCGCATCCGGAAATGCTGCTGTGCACTGGCGGAGGCGATCGTCACCTATCAGGCATACGGCACAGGCGGTGCAGAGGGCAGCGGTCTGAAAACGGCGGAGACCATCGGAGCGTACAGTGTCAGCTACGCTACCCCGACAGAAAGCATCTCCGCCCTTCTAAACGGAGAAACATCCGGCTTGCAGGACTATCTCAAAAGTATCTGCATCCGGTATCTGGGTGGTTCGGGGCTGTTGTACAGAGGAGTGTGAATATGTTTACCAATAAAATCGGCTGCACGGTATTTGAGAGAACGGTGGGAAAAGACCGCATGGAGCAGTATGTGCGGCACTTCTTCCCTGCGATCTACTGGGAGGACATGAAGGGACAGAGCCAGAGCGGCACGTCTATGAAGCAGCAGGACAGCGTGCTGTGTATCATTCCGGCGGCATCGGTATCCGGCTATATCCCGAAACGAAGCGACCGGATCCTCTGCGGCAGATGCACCGCCGCAGAACCGCCGGAGGAATGCCGGACGGTCATGGAAGTGAAAGACTTTCGCTATGGCTCTGCCGGTGTGCAGCATCTGGAGGTGACGGCAGTATGATCATCAAGGTGGGTATCCATTTTAATACCAAGCAGCTTCACGCAAAATCGGCAGTCCTGAAACAGCAGGCACAGGAATTTGTGGGAAATGAACTGCTGCGGAAATGTGATCCCTATGTGCCGTTTGACACCGGAATGCTCCGGGATTCCGGCATTTCTCACAGCAAGCCGGAGGAAGGGTATCTGTTATGGAAAACACCCTATGCGGCGGTGCAGTGGTATGCCGGCGTATCCCGTGGGCTGCGTGGGAAAAAGTGGGCACTTCGGGCATGGGCAGACCACGGCAAGCTCATTCTGAAAAACGCCCGTATCCTTGCAAAGGGGTGATAGAATGGCGATCATTTCGGCGATACGGGAGTACATTGCCGGCTGTCCGCTGCTCCATGACGGGGCGATCTTAGGCGTAGACCAGCTGGAGGCGGACACCATCGGCTATACTGTGGACACTACACCATGTGAACCAGTGGTGCAGAAGTACACGGACGGCAGCGACAAGCGGCAGTTTCTGTTCGTCTTTGCCAGCCGGGAGAAGTACGGGGAAAGGGTGCTGGAGAACATCGCCAATTCCGGTTTCTACGAGGACTTTGCGGACTGGATCGAGCGGAACAACTGGCAGGGTATCTTTCCGGAACTGGGCGACTATCGGACACCATACCGCATGGACATTGTTTCCAGCGGCTATGCCTATGACACCGGCGATGATACGGCTCGCTATCAGATCCAATTACGACTGATGTATTATCAGGACAGGAGGTATTTTACACATGGGTAAGAATTTGAAAAACGCAGACCTTGTACTGCGTACCGGCAAGGTGGCATTCTATCATGTGCCGGGACAGAGTGCCTATACACGCATGGAGGGCTTCACCAGCCTCTCCACGTCCAAGAATCCCACAGAGTATGAGCGGCAGTATGTGGACGAGGATTTCAAGCGGACGGATATTACCGGCTATAACACTGCCATTGCCTATGCACTGGATCGCTACAAAAAACATCCTGTGACAGATGACATTATCAACATTCACGAGAACGAGCTGCTGGGACAGGATGCGGTGCGTTCTATCATCAATGTGGATATGACCACAGCACAGCAAGGGGGCAGCGGCATCTGGGCGGCATCGGCAAAGATGCGTGACTATGCCGTCATTCCGGATGCAGACGGCGACACCACAGACTGCATGACCTATTCCGGCAACTTTAAGACAAGGGGCGAAATGGAGGATGTCACGGTGTACAGCACCGATGATTTTCAGACCATTACACTTTCTTCTCACACCAAGCCGGTACTGAAAACGCTGTCTGTTTCCTATGGCAGCGAGAATCTGCTGAAACCGACCTTCAAGCCGTCTGTTACAGAGTACACGGTCAGCAAGATCGGTTCTCTGAGTGTGTATGCAGCAGCGGAGAGTGACACATTTAGTATTACAGCTTCCTGCAACGGAAGTTCTTCGTCCATTACCAATTCTGGTGTGGCATTTACCGTCAAGGAAGGCGACTATATCTACATTACTGTTACAAACGGCACACTGGGCTCTAATACCTATGCCGTTAAGTGCAGTGCTTCGTAAATACCCCTCAGTCAGCCTACGGCTGCCAGCTTCCCTTTCAGGGGAGCCTATAATTGAATAATTCATCTTATGGAGGAATGAACGATGAAAGAAGATCTGACGATTTGGCATATCCACGGACTGGAGCTGCCGCTGGACATTGAGGAAGCGGACACCGTGGAAAAGTATGAGGCTGCTCTGGCACAGCTGGAGCAGGATGTGCCGGAGGACAAGTCTGCCGGTGCGGCAGCATACATCCGGGCATACTGCAAGGCGTTTCGTACCTTTTATGACACGCTCTTTGGCGAGGGTACGGCGGAGCAGATCTTTGCCGGCATCCCAGACCATGCACGGCGGTATACGGCAGTGTACGGAGAATTCCTGACCTTTGTGGCAAAGCAGGCGGCACAGTCCCAGGCGGAATCCATGCAGCTGAAAAAGAAGTATCTGCCCAAAGGCGGCAGACGATGAATCTGCTGTATGATGCCCTGCCGGACACGGTAACAGTAGACGGCAAGGCATACCGGATCTATACCGACTATCGGGACTGGCTGCGGTTTTATGATATGCAGGAGGACGATGGTCTTTCCAAACGGGAAAAGCTGCTGCTGATGCTGGAATGGTACATCGACAAGCCGCCGCTTTCCTGTCTGGAGGAGGCTCTGGAAGCTCTCATCGGGTTTGCGACACGCTCCGAGGAGCAGCCGGAACAGCGGCAGGAGCATTCCGGACGCAAAACCACAGACCGGGTGCTGTCATGGCAGTATGATGCAGCCTATGTGTATGCTGCGTTCCTGTCAGTCTATCACATGGACTTGCAGCAGGTGGAGCAGATGCACTGGCATCTGTTTCTGGGGCTGTTTGATGCCCTTCCGGACGAAACGCCAATTAAGCAGCGGATGGGATACCGCAGCGTGAATCTGGCGGAGATCAAGGACAAGAACGAACGGCTGCGGATCCGGAAGATTCAGGATCGCATCCGCATTCCGCAGCCGGAGCTGGACGGCTATCAATGCGGCGCGTTTTTTGGATAGAAGCGTATAAATAGCGGCACTTTTACGGTATGTGAGAGTGCCGTTTTTTCGGAGGTGGTGAAATAATATGGCAGATGAAAGCATCAGAGTCCCCATTGACGGTGATACCAGCGGTTTTGACCAAAAGGTTGAAGGCATGAAAGGGACGATCTCCGCAGCATCTGTGGCAATGGGCAATCTGCTCTCTGACATGGGAAAGAAAGCCCTGTCTGCATTTGGCGATATGATCTCCTCCGGGGACGAGTTCAACAAGGCGATCAATCAGATGTCCTCTTCGACTGGTGCGACCGGAGCGGAGCTGGAAGGGCTTCGGGATGTGGTCAAGGATGTGTACGGCAATAACTTCGGGGATTCCTATGAGGATGCCGCCAATGCCGTGGCAGAGGTCACAAAGCAGACCGGACTGATGGGCGAGGAATTGCAGTCTGCCACAGAGGGTGCTATGGCACTCAGCGACACGTTCGGCTATGAAGTCAACGAAAGCACCCGTGCTGCATCGGCACTCATGAACAACTTCGGGATCAGTGCCGAAGAAGCATACAATCTCATTGCCGCAGGAGCACAAAATGGTGCCGATCAGAACGGCGATCTGCTGGACACCCTCAATGAGTATTCCACACAGTATGCGGCACTGGGACTTTCCGCAGAGCAGTTTACCCAGAGTCTGATCTCCGGTGCAGAATCCGGAGCGTTCTCCATCGACAAGGTGGGCGATGCGGTCAAGGAATTCAATATCCGCTGCAAGGACGGCAGCGAGTCCACCGCAGAGGGATTCGCCATGATCGGCATGAATGCAGATGACATGGCACAGCGGTTTGCGGCTGGCGGCGATACGGCACAGGAAGCGTTTTTCCAGACTGTCCAGGCGTTGGACAGCATTGCCGATCCGGTGGCGAAAAACCAAGCTGCCATTGACCTGTTCGGCACACAGTTCGAGGACTTACAGGCGAACTTGCTACCTATGCTGGCAAACATGGAAGATGCGTCCGGTGTGGCGTATGATGCACTGGGACAGATCAACGAGGTCAAGTATGATGACATCGGCAGTGCGGTAGAGGGACTGAAACGGACTGTCAGCGGTTTCTCTCTGGATATGAAGTCCACGCTGTCTGCCGGAGCAGCAGATGCCATTTCCGGTATCATCAATGTGATGAACGGCGGAGATGCTGCCGGGATCTTTGACGGGCTATTTGAAAGCATCAACAGTGTGATCGACTCCATCGGCAGCAGATCCAGCGGCATGGTGGAAGCTGGTAAGAAGATACTGGGCGAATTTCTTTCCGGTATCCGGAAAAACCTGCCTGGCATTCTCAGTGCCGGAACAGAAATCCTAAACAGCATCGTCCAGGGCATTTCGGAAAATGCTTCGGCATTACTGGAAGCAGGACAGACACTTTTGAACGGCATTATTACAGCGATTCAACAGGCATTGCCGAATCTGCTGCCCATTGCGGTGCAGCTGATCACCACGCTGATCAACGGATTGTCCGAGGGATTGGTGGCACTGATGGAGTATGTGCCGCAGATCATTCTAGCCATTGTCAATGTGATCGTGGAGAATCTGCCCACGCTGATCGTGGCAGCTATCGAGATCCTGAACGCTCTGGTAGGCGGTCTGATAGACAATGTCAGCACGATTCTAACAGCGGTCATTATGATTATCATGACACTGGCGGATATGATAATCCAGAATCTCCCTCTCCTGATCGATGCCGCCATTCAGATCATTATGGCGTTAGTCAATGGCATTCTGGACAATCTGCCGCAATTGATCGAAGCGGCAATTGATATGATATTTGCCATTGTCAACGGACTGATCGAACAATTGCCACAGCTGATCGATGCAGCCATTCAAATTGTCACAGCTCTGTTTCAAGGGCTAATAGACAACTTGCCAATGATTATTGAAGCAGCAATCAAGCTGATGTATGGACTGTCTTCCGGGTTGATCAAAGCGATTCCGGATCTTTTGAAAGCGATTCCCCAGATATGGGGAGCGATCTGGGATGCAATCACCGAAGTGGACTGGCTGGAACTGGGCGGCAACATTCTGAAAGGCATCGCCAACGGTCTGATCGAGGGTGTTTCTGCTATCTGGGATACAGTGCAGGACGTTGCCGGACAGATCTGGGACGGATTCAAGGACTTTTTCGGGATCAATTCCCCGTCAAAGCTGATGCGTGACACCATCGGTAAGTTTCTGCTGCCTGGTGTTGCAGTGGGCATGGAAGATACGACAAGTGACACGGCAGACGATCTGAACCGGTCGCTGGATGCCATGATGGACAAGGTGGACACAGACCGGCTGCAAATGCGGTTGGATTCTGCGGTACAGATGCAGGGCTATTCCGGCAGTGCAGTACAATCCGCCGGAGAAGACCGCGGCGGAAGAATACCGGCAGCCGCAGCAGAACGGGGATATTATCATTCCGGTGAACATCGGCGGCACACAGCTGGAAACCGTTGTGGTCAAGGCGGCACAGATCGCCAATGCACGAAGCGGAGGGGAAACATTATGAGACTTGTGAATATTTGGGCGAAGTCGCCGAGCGGCACTTGGTCTTGTGCTGCCAATATGCGACAGCTGGTTAACGGAGATTCTACTGCGGAGCCTCTGGGAAAACGATTCCAAAGTGCTGCCGGAACACAGATCTATTATCCGGTTCTGGCGTTGGTGAAAACCATTCCACTGTCGTTTGAGGTGCACGGAGATACCGCCTTGTCCAAGCTGATGAGTGTGCTCAGATGTGGTGTACTGTATCTGGACGGTGCAGTTTATCCGGCACAAACAGGGGCAATTGTTCCATTTGACCAGCATCTGGGAGATTGTTTGATCCTGTCCGGAAACGTTTCTGTGACCACGATTTCTGTTAGTCGTGAGATCTATCGCGTATCTTTTTCGGCAATCCGGCAGCTTGGTCAGGAGGAATTTGGTGAAATTCCGTATTTTGCCCCGCTTTTCAGTAATTCCCAGATCTCTTTTTCCGGCGTGGAAATCGTACAGGACAGCAATGGCACTCCCTTTTCGCCGCTGGCATATTTGCAGTCCAGAAGCGGCAAACGTCTGGCAGACGGCTCTGTGCAACTGCCGGACTATACGACCGAAAGCACAGACGTAATCTATCTGCATTTCTATGTCGGTGCAAATTTGCTGCAAGCGGCTTCGCCGAAGGTTCTGGTATGCGGCATTGCCGGAAAACCGGATACAGAGGTGGATCTGACCGAGTATTTTCGGGCTTCTGACGGTGGCTGGAAAGGCAGCGTGCTTGGCATCGGCATTACCGGAGCAGTGACAAATGCCTATGTGCGGATGCAGTGCGGCGATATTGACCGCATTTATCGTCTGCGGATCGATGCACCGAATTTCCGGGAGGATGAGATATGATCATTGCAGAATCCATTCGGGTGGAGGTATACAAATACAACTATGCCGCACACAGCTATGATCTGGTTACTACACTAACGGAATCCAGTATCATTTCTGCCGGCGGCAAGCGGCAGTGCTGTGCAGACGGCACATTTGAGATCGGCGGCGTGTATGCTGCCACGTTTTCCATGCAGGCAAAGATTCCGGGAATGACCACATTTCAGGTGCGTGGGGCAAAATTACGGGTACGTTCCAAATACGGCACTGAATCCGCATGGTACAATATGGGCACATTCTGGGTCACGGATGCCACCCGCGTGGGCGAGATCTTTTCCGTCAACGCACAGGACGCTGTGGGGTGGCTGGATACGTCCAGCTACAATGATACCGCAGAAACTGCTGTGAAAACGGTGGGAAAAGTACTTGCTGACAAATGGCAAAACATCGGAATCGGAATCGACCAGTGGGACGAAAACGGAACTGAATACGGCGGCTGGCTGCAATATCTGACGGACTGCACCAATACCTTTATCCAGTCCCAGACCGGCGTAAAAGGGATGCTGCACTGGAAAGCGTATGACAAAGCAAGACGGGAAACTTATGGCAGGTACTGCAACGACAGGATCTATGCAAAGGTCAACGGGAAATGGTCACGAACCATATATCCGGCAAAGTTTTATCTGAGTGCGGAAAACAGCAACAGCGACTCTGACTGTCCACGGGATTTTTACCGCTATCTGGCAGAACTGGCTTTTGGGTTTGTGTATGCCAGACCGGAGGACGGAGCTTTGGAACTGGGACAGTTCGGGAACGGTTATCACGGAAGTGTCAGCATCGGCATGTCAGAAATAGAATACGATTCCTGTGAGGTGGCAGATTATGAGATCCATATGCTGCGTACAGATGCCCGTGTGGAGCTAGAAGATGAAAAATCTACATGGGCATGGGTAAGACATAGTTCTCCGGATTACAGCACCAGTTCTTTTCAGCGGTTTCTGATCGAATCCAATCCGTTTCTGGATGGTTTTGCAAAGGATTTTGTATTCAGCAGCGGCTATGGACTGAGTACCATTCCCCATTCTATGTGGCTCGCAAGATATTCTTCCGACACCGGGAATCAGTATGCAGTGCGTCCGTTTTCCTGCACCGTACACAGTACAAAACGGTTTCAGCTGGGACAGAAAATCAAGCTCTCTTATCGGGATTTTCATGAAACCACTGCCAAAAGCTATGACAGCATTATCACTGCCATTGAATGGATATTTCGGGGCGGTACAAAGCTTTCCTGCGGCGGCGAGGACAGCCGTGTGATGGCGGACTGCATCCGTTCTTCCAAGGGCGACAAAGTCCGCAAAGAGGCACGAAACCGGTGCAGAGCGTTGGAAAAACGAGTTCAGAAACTGGGAGGGTAAGACATGATATTGCAGGCAAACAAGAAATTCATTGACACCAGCCATGTGGCACATCTGCTGACTGCCGGAGAAAAGTATGCGGACAAGCTTGTCTTTTCCGTAGAGCGATTTTATCAGGAAACCGATCTGTCCGGCTGTCTGTTTGTGATGCGTGGTGTCAACAGTGCCGGAAATCTGGCACTGGAAACGCTTTCGCAGGAAGTCATGGAAACAGAGATCCGGCTGACATGGAACGTGTCTCCGGCGTTTACTGCGGTTTCCGGTATGCTGGCGTTGGAAATCGTCTGCTATGACAACAGCGACCGCATTCTGAAATACACGGTCACGCCCATGCAGGTGAAAGCCTCTGTGCTGGAGGAATACAGCGGCGGTGTGGACGCTATCGAGGAAGCACTGAAAGAAATGGAACGGATCCTGACGGAAACCAGAACGATTTCGGTACAGCTGCCGCAGATCCGCAACGGCACATGGTGGCTGTATGATGCCGACAGCGGAGCGTATACAGACAGCGGTCTGCCGGCTCGCGGTGAAAAAGGCGAACCGGGAGAAAAAGGGGATCCGGGCGAGCAGGGCGTTCCCGGTGAAAAGGGAGAAACCGGAGAAAAGGGTGAGCCGGGTGCAAAGGGCGATCCCGGCGAAAAAGGCGAACCCGGTGCACCCGGAAAAGACGGTGCAGACGGCGTAGACGGACGTGACGGTGCGGACGGAAAATCCGCCTATCTCCTTGCAGCAGAGCATGGCTACAGCGGTTCTGAATCCGAGTGGCTGGCATCTTTGAAAGGCGAAAAGGGAGATGCCGGACAACCGGGGGAACGTGGAGAAAAAGGGGATCCGGGAGAGCAGGGCATTCCCGGTGAAAAAGGCGACACCGGTGCAGACGGGAAAGACGGGTTTTCCCCCATTGCTGCTGTGGCGAAAGACGGCAGCGTGGTGACGATCACCATCACAGATGTCAACGGTACAACGACTGTGACGCTGACAGAAGGGGCAGCGGTAGACCTCACGCCGTATGCAAAGACGGTTTATGTGGACGAAAAGGTGCAGGAGCTGTCCGACAGCCTGACGTATACCTTGCAGGAGCATACGCTGTCCATCACGCATCTGGAGGAATCTGCACACACCCACGACAATCTGGACGTACTGAATAAGATCAGCGGAACAGAGTGGACACAGCTGGTTTCCATCAAGCACTACCACAACAACATAGAAACGCTGAACAGCATTAGTCCGGCGGACTATGAGAATCTGAGTAGCAAGTTTCCGGCGAGAATCACGGCGTTAGAGGATTCTCTGGGCGACATTGCAACTGCTCTGGCGGACATTGTGGAGGTGACGGCGTAAATGGCGACAATTGCACAGTACATTGCAGAGATCAACCACCAGCGTGACCTGCTGGCAGGGCATCTGGTTGCCCGTGGCATTATCGCAACGGCAGACGAAAAGCTGAATCTGCTGGTACACAAGGTTTCCCTGCTGCCCTCTGGCTCGACCGAAAAAACAGTGGTTTTTGATGCAGACCACCGGGACGGAATCTTTCTTTCCCACAATAACACCTTGTACAGTCTTTCTGCGTTTACGGCGGTATATCCGGACTTTTGCAGCAGCAAAAATGAGTATGCCCTGAACTATTCCACCTCTATTTTTGGATGGGATTATTCCTGTTACACCTGTTCGACTGTGCCGCTGACGCTCTCTGCGGCAACACAGATCGCCATGCGGTTTCTGGCAAGCAGCACGGAAACCGGCATCATGCGGCTGGTACAGTCGGACAGCGGCACAGCAGAGGACATTCTCAGCAAGGCACAGACAGAGGGCAGCCATATTGACCTGTCCTTGCAGTGGCTGTACAGCACGGATTATATCACCACGCTGACTCCCTGCGAAGGTGTCACCACAGGCACATACTATCTGGCATGGGTCGGACGGAGCAACAACAGTCATCCGCTGATCCGGTCGATTACAGCAATTTAAGGAGGTTATTTTATGAATCTGATCGAGGCAGTTGAGCAGCTGAAAAGCGGCAAGGCGATCCGGCGGAGCAGCTGGGGGGATGCGGCGATTCAGGCGGCACAGCTGGAAAACGGACAGTATCAAATCTTTGCTTCTGGGAATCTCACGCCGGAAATGCTGGTTTTGCTTTCCGGCGACTATGAAGCAACAACAGGAACGGAGGAAACATGATGGAAGTTTTGGGTATTACAGCAGTAGCAGCAATCACGATCATCTGCTATCTGGCGGCGGAGATCGTGAAGGTCACTTCTCTGGACAACAAATGGATTCCGGTCATCTGCGGTATTTCCGGCGGCATTCTGGGAATTGCAGCGTTGTTCTGGATGCCGGATTTTCCGGTGCAGGATGTGCTGTCTGCGGCAGCAGTCGGCATTGTGTCCGGACTGGCAGCAACGGGAGCAAATCAGATTTTCAAGCAGTTCAGGAGCTGATGAAATGGCAAAATATGCGTATGAAGATAATCCGCAGCTTTCGCCTCATTTTTGTGCCAGAGAATTCCGATGCAAATGCAGTTCTCCGCACACGTTTCAGGTGTCGGAACAGCTGATTTCCATGCTGGAACGGCTGTATACGGCGTTGGACTGCGGCAAGATCATCGTCAACAGCGGCTACCGCTGTGCAGCACATGACAAGGCAGTTGGCGGCAATGGAGCAGGGCAGCATACCAAAGGCACAGCAGCGGACGTGGTGTGCTACGACAAGTCGGGCAACATAATTTCAGCAAAGACGGTGTGCTGTAAGGCTCAGGATCTGGGCTTCGGCGGCATTGCCAATATCACCGGTGCTTATACTTCGGTGCATCTGGATGTACGCACCGGCAGCCGATATTATGGTGATGAAACCAAAGGCACAAACACAGTGACAAACAATTTCTACAGCTATTTCGGCATTGCAAAAGCACAGCCGCAACCATCTGAAATTGTGGCAAAAGGGATTGATGTTTCCAAGCATCAAGGCGTGATCAACTGGGAAAAAGTCAAGGCATCCGGGCAGGTGGATTTTGCGATTTTACGGGCTGGTTTTGGGAAAGAATCCAGCCAGATCGATGTGCAGTTTGAACGGAATTACAGCGAGTGCAAACGGCTTGGAATTCCCTGCGGTGCGTACTGGTACAGCTACGCCAAAACTGCCGCAGAAGCGTGGCAGGAGGCTGCTGTGTGCCTGTCTGCTCTGGCTGGAAAGCAGTTCGAGTATCCAATCGCATTTGACATCGAAGAACAGGCAAGTTTGCAAAATGCAGATGCCCTGTGTCAGGCGTTTTGCAGTGCGTTGGAATCTGCCGGGTATTATGCGGCAATTTATACGTTCAAGTCGGCTCTGGAAAGCTGTATCGGGGACGATATAAAAAGCCGGTATGACGTGTTTCTGTCTCATGTGGATGTGAGCAGATCGTCCTATGCCGGGAATTATGGGCTGTGGCAGTACAGCTGGAAAGGCAGCGTTTCCGGCATTGTCGGCGAGGTGGATCTGGACTATGCGTATCAGGATTATCCGGCGATCATCAAGGCTGCCGGGCTGAATGGATTTGCAAAAAATGCAACAACTACCACAGACAAGCCGAATGAGGACACAGAAAAAGACACCAACAATAATGACACACTCAAACAGATCTTGCGGCACGTTGCCAGTATTGACGAGAAATTGAACGGATAAAACAGCGGTAAAACGCCGTTTATAGGTAGTAAAAAACGCTCTTGAACGTGGTGTTCAGGAGCGTTTTTTTCGTTTTGCGTGTCAGTTTTTTGCGTTTTGCGTGGCAGGCTACAATTGCCGTCTGAAAGAAAGATACCCTGGTGATGCATATGTTGATGTAATCTCTGTGGACATTTATCTGGAAAAATACGCAAGAACAGATTATCATGAGGATTACATGAAACTCATTGCATCAACAACAAAAAATAAAGTGGCTGCTCTGGCGGAAGTAGGATATCTTCCGGATGTTGAAATGCTGGAACAGTCGCATACGCCATGGGCATATTATATGACATGGTCAAAAGAATTCTGTATCGGTGAGCAATATAATTCAACAACGCAGTTGCAGAAAATGTATGCAAGTGATTATGCTCTTACAATGGATCATAGAAGAAAAATTATCTGAGTTTGTAGAAAATCCTTGTAAGTTGCCATATTTGAAAGATTTTGACAGCTCGCTTT